AGGGGGTCTTGCGATCCTAAGCGCCCGCGGGGCGCCCGGCGGCCCGACCGAAAACGAGCCAAAGACACGCGACCGCATAGAAGGAGGTGACGACCGTGGCATGGCTTCAAGTGCACCAAACGCTCAAAGACCACCGCAAGCTATTTGACGCAGCCGACGAGCTCGAGATCACCCCGCCGCACATGATGGGGCTGCTCGTGTCCTTCTGGCTGTGGGCCCTCGATAACGCCCCCAAGGGAGACCTCGCCGGCATCACCCCGCGCATGATCGCCCGGGCGGCACAGTGGGACGGAGAGCCCGAAAAGCTGGCCGAGACGCTGATCCGGGCCGGCTGGATCGACGAAAACGAGGACGGCACCCTCGAGATCCACGACTGGTATGAGTACGCCGGCAAGCTGATCGACCAACGGCAAGCCGAGAAAGAACGGTCGGCCCGCCGCCGTGCTGCCGCCGCCTTCGTCCTCGGACGATACGCCCGACGACCAGACGCCGACCGCCGGACAACCGCCGGACGCCACGCCAACGACCGGCGGCAAGAGTAGAGTAGACCAGAGTAGAGAAAAGAAAGGGAGAGTAACACCCCCTACCCCCTCAGACGAGGGGGATGGCGCGGGGAAGAAGTCGCCCATCGAAGTCAGGTTTGACGAGTTCTGGAACGCCTACCCCAAGAAAGTCGGCAAGCAGTACGCCCTCAAGGCGTGGAGGAAAATCAAGCCGACGGCCGAGCTGCATGAGGCCATCATGCAGGCCGTCAACGCTCAGAAGCACTCCGAACAGTGGCGCCGGGACAATGGCCGCTTTATCCCCAACCCGGCCACATGGCTCAACGGCGGCTACTGGGAGAACGGCGAGGAGGTGAGCACAGGTGAAGGCTATCAGCGAGATCCTCAGCGGGATGCAGGCGCCGGCCGAGACTGGGGCAAGGGCTTCAAGCCGGCAGACGACGACGGCGACCAGTGACGACGGCGACCGCTGGATCTGGAGCAGCGACGAGCGCGTCGCCGACCTGCCCGACACCCCGGCTCCTGTCCCCTGCGAGTTCTGCGGGGCCATGCGATACCACAAGGGCTTCAAGTTCGGCGACCGCATCATCTGGCCGCCATACGGGGCCGAGCGGTGCACCTGCCCGCAGGCCGTGAAAGCCTACGAGGAGGAAAAGGCCGCCAAGGCCGCCGAGGAGGAGGCGAAGCGCAAGGCCGAGGCCGAGCGCAAAATGCGGGAGCGCATCAACCGCATCATCGGCGAGTCGGGCATGGGCGACCGCTTCCTGCGGCGCACCTTCGAGACCTTCCAGCTCACCGACGACAACCGGCGCGCAGCAGCAGCGGCCCGCAGGTACGCCGACAGCTTCGACACCCTGCTGCCCCGGCCCGGGGCCCCCGAGCCCGGCCGCAACGGCCTATTCATCGCAGGCCCGCCGGGCACCGGCAAGACACACCTCGCCGCAGCCATCGCCAACCACCTGATCGCGCAGGGCCGGCCGGTCGTCTGCATGACCATGATCGACCTGCTGGAGCGCATCAAGCGCACATTCTCCAAGCGCGACACCGACGAGGGCAGCGTGCTGAAGATCTACAAGACCGTCCCGCTGCTCGTCATCGACGACATCGGCAAGGAGCCGCCGACCGAGTGGGCGATCTCCACGGTCTACAACATCATCAACGGCCGCTATGAGGCATACCTGCCGACCATAGTGACCACCAACTACGACACCGAGGCCCTGATCGAGCGCATGACCCCCCGGGAGACCCGGGACGACATGACAGCCCGGGCCACCATCGACCGGTTCATGGAAATGTGCAGGGCCATCACCCTCACCGGCCAGAGCTGGCGCAGCAGGTGATCGAGGTCAAGCCCACGACGCTGAAGCAAGCCAACGCCTATGTCGAGGCCGTGCACCGTCACCATGGCAGAGTCGTCGGGCACAAGTGGAGCCTCGCAGCCTTCAAGGACGGCCGCCTCTGCGGCGTCGCCATCGTGGGACGCCCAACCGGCCGCCGGCTGGATGACGGCAACACGCTCGAGGTGACACGCCTCTGCACCGATGGAACGAGGAATGCCTGCTCGGCCCTATACGCCGCCTGTGCCCGTCGGGCGAAGCGCGAGGGCTACGGCAAGATCATCACCTTCACGCTCCAGAGTGAGCCCGGGACAAGCCTGAAGGCAGCGGGCTGGACGCTGGAGGCCGAGAAGGCCGGAAAGCCAAGGTGGAACAAGCAGAGATACGCAGGAAGGCCGACGCAGCTCTCGCTCTTTCCTGAGAAGCAGCCGCCGGCCGAGTACAAAAAGCGATGGGCCAAAGTGCTCACGCATAAGGAGGACATAACCCCATGAAAAAGGTCTACATCTGCTCCCCGTGCCGCGGGGACTACGAGAACAACATCCAGCGGGCCAAGGAGTTCAGCCGGGCCGCCGTGGAGCGCGGCTGCATCCCTATCACCCCGCACATCTACCTCACGCAGTTCATGGACGACACCGTCCCGGCCGAGCGCGAGCTGGGCCTGAGCATCGGCCGCGAGCTGGTGCTCATGTGTGACGAGCTGTGGGCCTTCGGCCTCGACTGCCCGACCGCCGGCATGGCCGCCGAGATCGAGCTGGCCCGGGAGCGCGGGATCCCCGTGCTCAACGGCTTCAAGGCCATCAGCGAGATCCCCGAGGCCGAGAAGCGGGACAAGGATCCGCAGGACACCGGCAGCGTCATCATCCGGGTGCCGGCCTTCCGGGCGATGGCCCGCTGCAACGAGCACCTCAACCACGGGCCCATCAGCATCGAGGTGGACGGCCGCGTCATCATCGACCTCGCCAAGCGCCTGAAGGAAAACCCGGGCAGCCGGCTCGAGATCGGCAGGTGATCGCATGGACAACCCGAAGAAGAACGCCGAGGGCTACAATGACCCGACGCCCTACGAGGCAGAGAAGCACATCCGGGCGCAGATCCGCGGCAAGCAGGCCCGGCTCGCCGGCAGCTACTTCGAGGCGATGATCTCCGGCTCCTGCGACTACTACCTCGGCTGCGGGCTCGCCAAGATCGAAAAGACGCCAGAGCCCATGAAGCCCCTCGGCCCGAAAAACTACAAGGGCCAGTTCCTCGCCTGCTACACCAAGCAGGCCCAGCCGGACTACAAGGGCACCCTCAAGGGAGGCCGGGCCGTCGTGTTCGAGGCCAAGCACACCGACGACGACCGCATCGAGTATAACCGCCTGACCAAGGAGCAGCGGGACGACCTCGAACACCACCACAAGCTCGGTGCCGTCGCCTTCGTCCTCGTGTCCATGAGCCTGACCGAGTGCTTCCGCGTCCCGTGGCCCGTCTGGCGGGATATGGCCGCCACCTACGGCCGCAAGTACATGACCCGCGACGAGCTGCTGCCCTACAAGGTGCCAGTCGTGGCCGGCTTCGTGAAGTTCCTCGACAAGCTGCCGCCGGAGGCCATCACCGTGAAAGACCTGAGCCCCGAGGAGCTCGAGCGTCTGAAGCAGATGATCCGAGAGCAGCCGAGCACCATTATCGTCGGGGAGGTGAAACCGTGATCCCGCTCCCCGACAAGAAGTACAGCATCATCTACGCCGACCCGCCGTGGAGCTACCAGAACAGGGGCACCCGGGCGGCCGCCTCGAAGCACTACGGCACCATGACCGTCGACCAGCTCAAGAAAATGGGTGTCGGAGCTGCGGGGGGGTATTGCTAACAGCGACTGCGCCCTTTTTATGTGGGCGACCTTCCCCATGCTGCGCGAAGCCCTCGAGGTGATCGAGGCGTGGGGCTTCACCTACAAGACCGTCGCCTTCAACTGGGTAAAACAGAATAAAACCGGCGCCGGCCTGTTTTGGGGCCTCGGCAACTGGACGCGCAGCAACTCGGAGATCTGCCTGCTCGCCGTGAAGGGCAAGCCGAGACGCATGAGCGCCAGCGTGCACAGCGTCATCCTCTCGCCCGTCCAGCAGCACAGCCGCAAGCCGGCCGAGACCCGTGACAGGATTGTCGAGCTGATGGGCGACCTGCCCCGGATCGAGCTTTTCGCCAGAGAGGCGGCTCCCGGATGGGACGCATGGGGAGACGAAGCCCCGGCACCCGACGCCAGAAAGGAGGAAACCGATGGACAGAACGACCCGGGAGACCCGGCGCCAGAGCTATGACACCGTCCTCCCAAAGAGGGAGAAACGCTGCCGGCTGATCCTCGAGACCCTCGGGGCCCGGGAGATGACCGCCAGCGAGATCACCGAGGAGCTCGTCGCCGCCGGCGAGATCCCGTACTTCAACCGCAACTATGTGGCCCCACGCCTCACCGAGATGAAGCAGATGGGGATCCTCAAGACGGTCGGCCGCAGGAAGGCCACCCGCTCGGACGCCACCGAGGCCGTGTGGGCCCGGGTACATACCGCAGCAGCAGACCAGACCGCGGCCGCGCCGGCCGACAATCCCGCCACCGGGCCAGAGCAGATGACGCTCCTCGGCCCCGGGGCCTGACAGAAAGGAGAGCAACCCCATGAACGAAAACCGCGACAGCATCATGCGCATGGCCCGAGGCGCCTTCGAGGAGCGCGTCGACTATGAGATGGACAAGGTGATCCAGAACATCCTCGACCCCAACACCAAGGCCACCGCCAAGCGCAAGATCACCCTCACCATCGAGCTGACGCCCGACGACGAGCGCCGGCAGATCCAAGTCTCGGTGACGGCCAAGAGCACCCTCGCCGCCACCAACCCGGTCGCCACCTCGCTCTATGTCACCGGCGACGGCAACGGCGAGCTCGTTGTGGCCGAGATGGTGCCGCAGGTGCCCGGGCAGATGAACATGGACGGCACGCAGCAAGAGCCGCCGAAGCTGCTCAAGCTCGTCACTCACGCATAAGCGCATAAATATTCATTCACAAGGAGGACAACACCATGCTCGCCCAAATGATCGACAAAATCGTCAGCCTGAAGGAGACCAAGACCTTCGAGATCGGCGGCCAGACCTACACGGACGGACACCTCACCCGGATCCCGCCCCACGTCGACCGGCCCGAGGCCATCAGCGTCAGCGGCCTCGACGGCGTGTGCAAACTGATCCGCACCGAGCTGGAGAAGGTCGGCACGACCATCATGGTGCAGGCCAAGAGCTACAAGAGCGTCGAGGTCATGACCACCTACCTGCCCGACTTCTCCCGCAACATCCTCTACCGCGCCGAGGCCGACGCCCCGGGCCTGCACACCGGCTTCCGTGGCCGCGAGGTCGCCCTGATCGAGCTGCGCAGCCTGTTCATCCCCAACGAGGGCACAGCCTACCTGCTCGACCTGCTGAGCCGGATGACGGACGAGAAAAGCGTCAGAACAAACGACAACGGCGTCACGCAGACCGTGGAGGCCCGGCAGGGCGTGTCCCTCAATGCGATGGTCGATGTGAAGCCCCGCGTCATGCTGCGGCCCTTCCGCACCTTCCTCGAGGTCGAGCAGCCCGAGAGCGAGTTCCTGCTGCGCGTGGATCCAGACGAGGGCATCGGCTTTTTCGAGGCTGACGGCGGGATCTGGAAGCTGGAGGCCAAGAAGAACATCGCCGACTACTTCAAGGCCAACCTCGCCGACCTGATCGAGGCCGGCAAGGTCGTCGTCATGCAGTAAGGACACCGGCCGGGCGGGCTGCGGCCCGCTCGGCCATTCAGAAAGGAGCAGCACATGGAACGCATGACCCACAAAAGAGTCAACGGCATCAAGACCGGCTACTGGAGCCCGGCCACCAAGGAGGAGCTCGTGCAGCGCCTCGCTGAATACGAAAACACCGGCCTCGAGCCGTGGGAGATCGGCCCGGCCATCGAGAAGGCGGCCAAGGACGCCGAGAGCGCGACCGCAGCAAAAATGGCCGAGTGCATCGCCGGCGGCATCAAGGACACGGTCGACGCAATCCACCGGGATCCTGATGGATTTTTCAAAGGAGGCGCCAGATGAAAGACTACAAGACCCTCACCCGCGAAAAGGTCGACGCCGAGCCCGGCGCCGCCCGCTACATGGGCGAGACCCACATGATGGAGGACTGGAGCGACAAGATGATCGACCTCGTTCTCAACGGGCCGACCCTCAACGGCTTCAGGAAAGACGAGGTCAGGGCTATGCTGCGCCAGACCTATGCGGCCCTGAAGCAGTACGAGCAGATCGGCCCGATGGCATCCCCCTTCGTGAACGACCCGCCGGCCATCGTGGCCCGGGCCTTCGCCGAGCTCTACCCCGGCATCGACTACTATGCGCAGCTCGTCCCCGACCTGCGTGACGAGGCCGGCAACAGGGCCTTCGGCCTGACCATCTTCCCCGACGACGGCAGCACGCCCATCGTCTGCATCTCGGCCGAGGCTCCCATCAGCGCCGCCCCTGAGCTGCTGGCCCACGAGCTGGCCCATGTCGCCACGCCCGAGGACAGAGCCCACGGCGAGGCATGGAAGGCGGCTGAGAAGGCCATCGGCGACAAGTACGACGAGCTGCTCAACGCCATGATCCCAGACGACGATCCGGGCGTGCTCGTCCCTCACGAGGTCGGCGACGGCGGTCTGCTGCTCATGCCGACCCGGGCCCACATCCCGGATCCGCAGCGTGACGACTGGAAGCCCGCCACCTGCCCCATCTGTGGGGCCGAGTGCTGGGAGACCGAGATCCACCGGCAGGCACTCGCCGCCGAGCCCGGACTCCGGGCCGTCTGTACTGACTGCGGCCTGCGTGGAGCTGACAGCATCGGCCTCGTCGACATCAAGGGCCGGATCACAAAGGAGGAAACCAAATGAACAGCAACAGAAACAACAACGGCAGCACCGCCGGCGGGATCGGCTTCTGCGGCCTGCTGACCATCGCCTTCATCGTCCTGAAGCTCACCGGCGTCATCTCGTGGAGCTGGCTGTGGGTACTGGCCCCCATCTGGATCCCTGCGGCCATCGTCCTCGTCGTGCTGCTGGTCGTCCTGATCGTCGTCCTCGTGAAGGAGGGCGTCAAGCAGACCGAGGAAAAACAGCGCCGGCAGGAGCACAGCCTCGGCATCGACGAGCAGGCCCGCCGCTACGGCCTCGAGCGCCAGCCCGGGGAGACCGACCTCGAGCTGAAGAAGCGCATCGCCTTCCTCAAGCAGGCCGAAAGGAGGGCCGGGAACAGATGATGGACGAAAGAGAACGCCGTGACATTATGCTGCGGGCCATTCACCGCTATGGAGAAGCCGCTCAGATCGACATGGCCGTCGAGGAGATGGCCGAGCTGACCAAGGCCCTCTGCAAGGTCAAACGGGCGACGCCCGGGGCCACCACTACCGCAGCCATCACCAACGTCATCGAGGAGATCGCGGATGTCCAGATCATGCTCGACCAGCTCCGGCTCATATTTGCCCGCAGCACCGAGGAGGTCGAGGAGGACAAGCTGCGCCGGCTGCTCGGACGGCTCAACAGCTACGCCGAGTCCAACCTCCACGACTGGCTGAACAAGCAGCCCGAGCCGGGGATCTGGTGCCGCACGGTACGGCTCCGGGGCTCAGCCCCGCGAAGGAGGTGCCCCGAATGAATAAGGCAACCTGCCGCGGCTGCGGCGCCCCCCTCGCGTGGATCAAGACCCCCGCCGCGCCGGCCCCGCCGG